TTCGACAGTTACTGTCAGGTGTTATTGAGCAACGCAACAAGCTGTCTGCCACAATCAACGCCTCGACCACAACTGTCGTAATGACGTATGACCTTGATGGTATTCGTGCAGGGCAAGTGTTTGAAATCGACTCTGAACTGTTTTATGTTTGGGAGGCTACAGCAGGTACAAAGACGCTGACTGTTGAACGTGGATGGAACGGCACCACAGCCGCAGCCCACACCGCCGGTGCTATCGTCACCGTCAACCCACGGTTCCCACGTTCCCAAATCTTTGAAGCGTTAAACGACGAACTACAGGATTTGTCTAGCCCTGTCCACGGTTTGTTTCAAGTCAAAACTTTTGACTTTGACTACAACGGCACATCAGAAATCATCAACCTGCCACCAGTGTTAAACATTATTGATTTGATTGGTGTCCACATTCGTGTCACCGCAGACCGATACGACTGGATCCGCAAGGTACGTCTTCTGCGTGACCTACCAACAGATGATTTTTCCAGTGGATACGGCTTAAAGTTTGACCAACGCCAACTATCAGGCCGTCTTCGTATCGTCTATAAATCACCGTTCGCACCGTTAACGAACGAAACACAAAACCTCACAAACCAGTCGGGACTACCAACCTCTTGTGAAGACATCATCAACATGGGTGTCCAAATCCGTTTGATGGCTCCCCGTGAAATCAAACGCAACTTCACCGAATCCCAAGGCGACACCCGCCGAGCCGATGAAGTAGGCCCAGGTGCTGTAGGTGCATCAGTGAACAACCTGATCCGTATGCGCCGTGACCGTATAACCGCAGAAGCAGCAAAGCTTATTAGGCAGTACCCCACATATTTGTCAAAGGATTAGCCGATGCCGCTAATTGATTTTACGACATCGTTCACGGGTGGGCCTAGTTTCTTTACAGGCACAGGCACTACAGCGTTGGTTCCTGATGTGTTTCCTGTCGCTATCAACGGCAGACCGTACATGATTGATTCACGTTCCGGTAGGTTCACACGCCAGTTTGATCAGCGTGTTCGTGATTCGCAAGACAATTCGACTGCACCTGGCGAGTCGGCTATCAGCCCTCAGGGGTTGTGGAGGCGTGGTCAGAACTCTTGGCATTTCGGTGCGGGACAGAAATACGCTGACGATGCCGAATCAAAAGATTATCGGTTCTTCAAATCTAAAGGTATCAACCCTTGGACTAAAGGCCAGTTGACTCTGTTGAATTCAACAGCTTTGTCTTTGTCAACTTCTAGTACGAACCTGCATATGTGTTCTGTTCGGGCTTCAGGCGGCACAGAGTATTTGTATGTTGCCGATGGGAACACCCTGAAGTACACGACTGACCCGTATGCGTCTAGCCCTACTTGGACATCGGTAACGACTGGCGCACCTGCTGGTGTTGCTATCACAGGTTTAGAAACAAACGGCGTGAACGTGTTTATTGGTTACACCTCTAACGACATTTACTACACCACACCAGGCAGTTCCAGTGTTTCTTTTTTCTTCCCAACATCAGGAACAACAGGTCAAACCTACACATCGTTCGGCTATGCAAAAGGATGGGGTTTTGCATCTATTGACAACGCCATGTATGTCATCGGTGTCGGATCAGGAAGCCACACTATCCACTACACAAGCCCTGACACCACACTTCGATGGGCTGGATTCGCAGCAGGACAAAACGCTGTATACGCCGCAGCCTACGCAGGAACCCACAGCATCATTTACAAGCTGACATTAAAAGCAGACGCTTCAGGGTTTGACGCACCAATCGCAGCACTTGAATTACCTGTCGGTGAAATCGTGTCAGGAATCTTCGGGTATTTAGGTGGCATCTTTATCGGCACAAACAAAGGTGTCCGATACTGCACAGCAGACTCCAGTAACAACCTTGTCGCCGGTGCAATCATTCCCACTTCAGGGTCGGTATATGACTTCACCTCTGAAGACAAATACGTGTGGTTCACATGGACAAACTATGACGGTGTTTCTAGCGGTCTTGGCCGTCTTGACTTGTCAAACTTTATAGCCCCGAACACACCTGCTTTCGCTACAGATTTGATGTACACAAACACAGGTACCGTTAAACACGTTGCAACGTTCAACAACAAACGAGTGTTCAGCATTTCCGGTGTTGGTGTTATCGCTGAAGACTCAGGCAACCTTGTCGCTTCAGGCTCTATCGAGACAGGTATCTACCGTTGGGGTATCCCAGATCGTAAGTTCGCACCACGATTCGACATTCGTGTACAACCACTCGTCGGTTCCGTGTCTGCTTCCGTATCGTTTGACTCAGGAGAATACGACAGTATCGGCACACACTCCGATCAGAACGACACCGAACACACCTTCCTAGCCCCTGAAGACAAGTTCATTGAAGCCTCATACAAGCTGACACTCACCCGTCAAACCGCCACCACAGGCCCAACCTTCACCCGTTGGATGGCCCGTGCATATGCCGCACCTTCCCGTTCACGCCTCATCAGTGTTCCTGTTCTGCTTCACACTGTCTTAGACGTGCATGGGAAGGATTACTACATGGATGTCGAATCCGAACGAGACATCCTTGACAACCTGGTGGCAAACCCACGCATTGTCACATATCAAGAGAAAGGCGACACCTACTCTGTAATCGTTGAAGATGTTGAATGGCAGGCACTTGACACCGTGGACCGTAACTGGCTATGGGAAGGAACCGCAACTGTTATCATGAGAACGGTCACCGAATAGGAGCATCATGGCTAAGACACGCAGAAAATACAAAGGCAACGCCACCCCCGCCACAATTTCGGCTGGCTTGTCTGCTGGTGCCACATCAGCCACCATCTCAGCGAACACAGGCTGGCCAACATCAGGTCCGTTCTACTGTGTTGTTGACCCTGGCACATCATCTGAAGAAAAGATTCTTGTTGGGTCTATTTCAGGTACCACTATTTCGTCTATTACCCGTGGGGTGGATGACACCTCTGACACAAACCATGCGTCTGGTTGCACGATTTATCCGGTGTTCACAGCCGTTGATGCTGACGAAGCGAACGAATTGACCGCTACCTACTCTGCCCAAGGTCATCTTGTCTATCAGGGTGCTTCAACTTTTACTGGTTTGGCTATCGGTACAGCAGGCCAAGTGTTGAAAGTGAACAGTGGTGCTACAGCCCCTGAATGGGGTCAGGTTGCTACAGCCAGTATTGCTGACGATGCGGTAACTTCAGCCAAGATTGCTACAGATGCTGTGGGGTCTAGCGAAATTGCTGCTAACGCTGTTGGTATTGCTGAACTAGCTACTGCTGTACAAAACTTCCTTGTTCCTGTCGGCACTATCGCCATGTATGGCGGTGCTACAGCCCCGACAGGTTGGTTGCTTTGTGACGGTTCATCGTTTAACGGAACAACATATTCATCGTTGAACACTGTTCTTGGTGGAACCACGTTGCCTGATCTTCGTGGTCGTTTCCCTATTGGCGATAATTCAACTTTAACTTTGTTGGGTACGGGTGGTTCAACAACTATTGGTGTTAATAACTTGCCGAGCCACAGCCACGCCAACACTGCTGTTCTCAACTCAGGGACTGTCACAATTACTGACCCTGGACACAGCCACACCGTCAACGGACAATACGCATTAACAGGTTTGGATTATGTTGGGGCGATTCTTGAAGGCGGCGCAGGTGGTGGGTCATATGGGGAAGCAACAGCAACAGCAACCACAGGTATTACAGGAACCGTAGGAACAGGAATCACAGTCACCAACGCCAACACCGGTGGCGGAGAAGCCTACTATCAGCCCTATCTGGTAGTGAACTACATCATCAAGCACGACTAAACCCTGCTACAATCCAACATTGTAGGGGAACCCAAGAGGAGAACCCCATGTTGTCATTGAAGATCGCTAAAGATGTATCAGCCCGAATTGTGGCCCTGTTCATCATGTCAAGCCTTACCATCATCACAGGCTCCAGCATCATCAACTCAGTCGGCACCGACGTTCAAATCCCACTGTGGTACTCCGCAGCCCTTGGTGGATTCCACGCCATCGCAGACGTTCTTGTGAACCTTGCCAAAGCATCCCTTGACGGCAAGCTTGAAGCACACGAAGTAGATGCTGCTTTCGGTGTGAAGCGTGAAAAGTCGGAAGACTAAATACGCTTTACTGCTAATCGGTGTATCGGTTTTATTCCTCGCCGCCACATCGGAAGCAACACCTAACCCTGGTATCACGGTCACGGTTTATGACAACCTTGGCTATAACAACGCCCCGCCGTTACCGCCGACAACACCGGTAGTTGGTACGACACAAGTTGTACAAGTTGATCAGAACTTCGATGCTGAACCGTTGTTCAATATGTATGAAGATTTCGTGGTTCGCTACGACTCGTACCTAACTGCACCATGCACGTGTGATGTCAGGTTGATGGCGCAAGCAGATGACGGAACTGTTCTCTATTTAGATAACACCCTGATTACTTACGACTGGTTTGACAAAGGTGGCGGTGGTTCTGTCAGTGATCCTGTCCCGTTTGAATACGGTGTCCCGAAACAAATGTTGCTGTGGTTTTATGAGAACGGTGGCGGAGCTTGGGTGAAACTGTATTGGATGCTTGACGCAACTTGGGAAATAATTCCTGCGTCTGCTTTTAGTACAGTTCAAGTATGGACCACTACGACGACGACGAACACTCTGCCGCCTACAACAGAGCCATCTACATCGAGTTCGCCAACATTGTCCAGCACTACGACGACACTGCCCGACCCGCCCACGACGACATCGACTTCACTCCAGCCGACTACGACTCCGCCGAGTTCGACACTTCCGGTGAGCCCGTCACTCTCTACGGTGTCATCATCTTCAACTTCGGTTCCTCGTCGGACCACAACATCGACGCTTTCATCGACTACGACCCTTATGACGATCCCTACTTCTACCTCTACAATCGCCTCAGAGACATCTCTAAGCGTTCCTACGGCGATAGAAACGACGACCAGCACCTCGATAGCCCTGACGACTCAGACGACGAATCAGAATGGTAAAACATATACCCGTAAGGTAGGCATCGGGCCACTCCAAATCACCCTCACCGCCACCGAATCCCAACGCCGAACCGTGGTCGCTGTTGCCATCGTACAGATAGCGACTGTTGCTACACTCTCAACCACGGGGGTGTCCACCACAGCAAGTACAAATGGGAGAAGAAGATGATAGAGAAGTTCCTTCGTGCCGTCTTCAAAGCACCCACCTCGTACATTGTTTTTGAAGAAGACAAATCCCTACCGAGATACGCCATCGCCATATCAGAGTTCTCCAGATCTGTTATCGGGGTAGAAGTAGGAGAAGAAGCTTTACTGAACAACGAAATCGTTGTTGTGTTTGACGCTGAAGAACCAGTCGCCTCGACACATCTCATCGGTCTACTAGGTAACGGCCCACATTCCCTGCGTCGCCGTGTCCTGTCCCGTTTGGTACGTCACCTGATTGGTGCAGCGTGGACACTTGCAGGCATGATCATTGTTGTCCTTACATTATCCGGTGCGTTACAGATTATATCTCTGCTAATCTGCCTACTATTCTTTGTTGTTGATCTAATGTCTATCTCTCTTAGGAGGCCATAATGCCACGCAAGTACACAGGGAACTCAGACGGTGTATCACGTACAGGTCTTCGACCAGGCACCAAGAAGTTCATGCAGTTAGCGATGAAGGAATACGGCCTAAAGAACCTTGGTGGTTTCGTGAACCGTTCAATGAACAACCCGAAAGCTAAGAAGGGTGACCCACGCTGGCTATCAGTCCATGCAACTGGTCGTGCCTGCGACTTGGGGTACACCAACCGCACAAAAGCGATGCAACTGTGGCATTTCATGTTGAAAAACAGCAAAGCATTAGGTCTTGAAGAAGCACACGATTATGCGTTTGATGCTGACAAGTCAGACGGTCAACTTGGTTGGGGTCGTGGCTATCGTTGCTCCCGTGGCGAAGGCGAAAAAGGCGTAAAGATTTACAACAGCCGAGACAACGCCGGTTCCCGTGGAGGCAAGTGGTTGCATTTTGAACTGTCACCTGCTATGGCTGACAACCCAAACAAGTTCGCTGCTATTTGGGCGAAACTTCAAGCAGAAGAAAAAGCAGAATGAAAAACTTAGGTGTACTGATCTGGATGAGTATCGGTGCAGTCCTTGGTGTTACCGCTTTCCTGTTGATGGCATGGGGCGAAGCTGTTCGCATTAGCAACAAAGACGACAAATGACTGTCGCAGAATGGATCATCACAGCAGGTGCTGTTGTCACTGCTCTTGGTGTTATTCATCGTGCTGTTGTGTATCCAATGTTTAAGTGGGCGCAACGAATTGAACACGCTGTTACACACGTTGAATCAAATATGAAGAACAACGGTGGTACTTCTATGCGTGATGCGATTGACCGCATCGAGAAGCGTTTAACAACAGTTGAGGATCACATCACACGCCCACGTTGATGCTATTGTTGGCAGTCCTATGACACACGCCGACATTGAAATCCTGTTGAAATATCTCGTCAAAGTGGTAGTACCACCAGCCGACCATGACGAGTTCATACGTGCTGTTGAACGGTTAGAAGCCTTGCTGTATAAGGGAAAGAAAGTCGCCTAAAACGGGACTAATATTCGGTCATGACCACACCGAAGAACTGGCTCACCTGCCCCAACTGTGACTACGGATGGAGTGTGACTGAAGGTAGAAACTGCCCGCAGTGTCGCACCGAAGGAGAAGCAGATGGAGAAGAATGAATACGCCATTGTTTTGATTCGTTGGGCCGATGCACACGCCGGTGAAGGCGGCTGGCAGTCGCTTGAAGAATACGAAGACGAAGGTGAAGTAGTAGTCGAAACTGTTGGTTTCCTTATCCCTGCCGATATGCCTGGCGGAAAACAAGATCATGTGACGGTGTGGCAGTCATACCATGAAGGCGAAGGAATCCACCCATTCCACATTCCTGTTGGCATGGTGCGAAGCATGAAAACAATTTCTGATATTTCTATTTGACATTGACACACCCTGTCTGTATTGTTCCGTATAACACAACAACACAGAAGGGAAGCCAATGGCTTTACATCGTTACCGCATCAACAAACCCGAACACGGCGGGCAAGACTGGTTAAACATCCGGTTCCGTGACGAACACGGCAACAAACGTGTATCAGCTTCGGCAGTGGCAGCAATCTACGGGTTGCATCCATTCGTTAAGAAAGACGCATACGCAGCAGAGTTAATGGGTGACGTAGCACCGACCCCTATCCCTCCGAACCCTGCTATGGAGCGTGGCAACCGTTTAGAACCATTCGTTTTGGAATGGGCAGCAGACAAGGTTGGTGTCCCGTACATCACACCTGAAGAAATGTTTGCTGCTGATTCACCGAACGGCGCACGTATGGTCGCCACACTCGACGGGTATTACGAAGATGGTGACACCCGCATGATTTTGGAAATCAAAACCACCACCCGCAAATGGGAAGGTCAACTGCCTGACTACTGGCGTATCCAAGGTATCCAACAGGCCATCTGTGCCGACACTAACGAAGTGCTGTGGGCAATCTTTGATCCGTCAATGATTCTGCATTTGCACAAGCAGGTCATTACACCGGCTGAAATGGCTGAACATATCTCTGCTGTTGAAGCTTGGCTGAACGCTATCGAATTAGGCATGATGCCTACTGGTGTGAAGTGGTCGTATGAAACTACCGCTACCCGCTACAAGAAAAGCGTGAGCAAGATTCAAGAGTTACCTGAGACTGCTGCTGAATTGTTTGATCGTCTGCGTCATGTGCGTAGCGAACTGGATTCATACAAGCAGTTGGAAGATGATTTGAAATCTCAGATTTGTGAGTTGATTGGCGAGTGTGACACCGCTACCATCAACGGTACAACAGTTGCCACTTGGAAGGCACAAGAACGCACCACCTTTGACGCTAAATCGTTCAAAGAAGCGTACCCCGAACTGCATAGCCAGTTCACCAAAACAACAACAACAAGAAGCTTTCTCGTGAAGGGAGATAAATAATGGAAAAGAAAACGGTAGGACTCGATGAAGTCCTGAACAAATACGGGATACCAGACCCGAAGATTGTTGGCAAACTGCCAAAAGGAAACACCCAACTTGACTTTGTAGGTCACGCTGACGTAACCAAAATGCTCATCGAGATTGACCCACAGTGGTCATGGGAACCAGTGGCATTTGATGCTGACGGCCTGCCCGCATACCGTGTCGAGAACGGTTTCGCACATATGGCTGGCTGGCTTACCATTCACGGTGTTCGCCGTTTAGGTATCGGATCTGTTATGCACAACAAGCAAGACCTGTTGAAAGAACTTGCATCAGATTTCCTGCGTAATGCTGCTATGCGTTTCGGTGTGTGTCTGTCGTTGTGGACTAAGCAGGAGTGGGATGACATCGACAAGCCTGCGCCTGCGCCTGCACCTAAGCCTGCGATGAAACCAACCGCACCGAAGACCGGCAAAATCACAGAAGCACAAAAGCCTGTGGTGAAAGAAACATCTAAGCATGACCCGTCAAAGCGTTTGACACCTAGCCAGGTGAACCAGTTCCGTTCCGCCTGCGAAGCACGTGGAATCGACCCCGACAAGGTGGCATTTGATGCTGGCCTTGGAGCAGAAGACGAATGGACAGAAGCAGATCTTGTCAAGCTTCGTGCCGCCTACAAGAAGATTTCGGAGGCTCTCTAATGGCTAACAAAAGAACCGTTGACCCCGACGCATCAGAGGCATCGGCGCACATTATTGGTATCCGTGTCACTCCTAAGCAGTTAGAGGAGATTAGTCTGCTGTGCGAGGCTCGGAATGTGAAGCGTTCACAGTTGATTCGTGACCTGGTGCGTCACGCTATGGAGCAGGAGTTGGCTCGCTAATGGCTGATGACATTGTGGCCCAACTACGGGGGTATGACTTCATGCGTGATGGGGACATACCAGATGTAATTATGAATGAAGCAGCCGATGAGATCGAACAACTGCGTCAAAAAGAATTTATGTGGAAAATGAGTTGTGTAAGAATTGCAACAAAATTTATGCCTTTGTCTTTATTGCTAAGTAAAGAAGAAAAAGAAGAATTACAAATCATAATTAGGGAGGCAGTAAATGGCTGAGTTCCTACAGTTCGTGATGTTCACGTGCTTCATCTTGATCCTTGGGATTTGGTTGGGGGCTCGACATGGATAGAGAAGACCGGTTAGAAGACCGCATCAGTCTGCTGAAGTTTCAACTGAAAGAACTACAGGATGAAGTGGATGAACTTAGACGAGTGATGAACGGGTTGGCACACGCTGTTGCGTTGCTGCAACCGAAGAAAGGAACCCCGTTGTGGGTTCAGGAGTATTACCGCAAATGGGAAGGGAAGCAGAAATCATGGTGGAATCTGGACTGAAACACAACCGCAACACCTATCTGAAATACAAGTGCCGGTGTGAGGAATGTGTACGGGATAACAGCTTGTACAAGTTGAAAAGGCGGCGGGATAGAACGTATCCGCTTCGACTGGATGGCAAGGTGTTTGTTGAACGGTTGCGTAAAGATAACCGCACTGATGCTGTTGGCCGTAAATCTATTGATCGTTGGTGGAAGGAAGGTATCGAGTTGTATTCGGCTGACCGTATGTGCGTGAAGCTTGGGTATCACCCTGTTGAGATTTGGGGTCAGGACTTTTATCAGGGGGTGGCTGGTGAGTGACATATATGAAATCACGAAGCGTGGTCGGTTTCATTGGGAACTTGCCATCACAGACCGCAGATGGGGTAACCCACCGTTTCATATTAAACGTTACTGGACAAAGCGTTCTGCGGAACGAACAGTCCGTTGGCATCGGGCATACCGAGGAATTGTTGGGAGAAGAAGATGAGTTTTTTAATTGTTGTAATAGTTTCGGCAGTAACTACTGTTGTTGTTACCAGATTGATGGATAGGTGGTTGTGATGACTGATGACATTGTGACCCAAATAAAAGAAGCGGCTGAACGAATAAAAAAGAATTCTTCATACAAGCCCTGCGAGTTACATGTCGTAAGCCCCCGTGAAAAAGAATTAGGTTTCGGCGTTTGTGGAATGTGTGGAGAATTTGTAGGCGATTGGTCAAGGTTGAATAATGACTGATGACATTGTGACCCGACTACGGGAAGTGGCTTGTGATAACCGTTCCTGTGGTAACGACCCTTACTGCCGTCTATGTGATGCAGCCGATGAGATTGAACGCTTACGCAAAGAAAATTTGCGTCTTCATAGGGAACTTGACATGGAAATTTTTGGCGAAAGCGAAATAAAAGAATCGGATGTTGAGTAATGAGTAAGCAGAAGCAGAAAGGCACAGCCGCCGAAACAGCCGTTGCCAAATACCTACGAGAGAACGGATTCCCATATGCGGAACGCCGTGCCTTAACAGGAACACTTGACAAAGGCGACATCACCGGTTGCGGGCCTATCGTGTTTGAAGTGAAGAACCACGCCAAAATGGATTTGGCTGGCTGGATCAAAGAACTAGAAGCAGAAGCTGTCAATGCGAACGCATCCACTGGTTGTGTCGTAGCGAAGAAGCGTGGCACCACAGACCCAGGTAACTGGTATGCAATCATGCCGTTTGAATGGATCGTATGGCTAATGAAGGAAGCAGGATTCTAATGAGTAAAGAACTAATCGAAGCATTGGAGGAGAAAGTGTCAGAACAAGACGCAACAATCCGTGAACTACAGGTCGAGTTGATGCGGGTCACAGAAGAACGTGACAACCTGCAACACATCGTCAACTTTATGACCCTTGCTGCGGAAGCAGAAAAAGAAAAAACATTCGCTGAACAGGTAGATGAAACTGTTCGTTCCGTAGTGGACATGGTTAATCAAGGCACAGCAGACCCCAAAGTTGTGTACCCCCCAGGTCGATACTGCGGGGATTAGCGATGGCTGGAAAACCATTTGATGCTGACCAGTATGAAGCAGACGACAACGCTAAATACCGGATCATCGAATGGTTAGAAACAAACAGGTTCGCAGCTTGGGTGAACCCTGACCTGTACGGCATTGATGTGCTGGCCACCCGTGACGGTGACGATTACGGGTTTGAGGTTGAGGTTAAACACAACTGGCAAGGGGAGAAGTTTCCTTACAGGACTGTGCATTTCTCTGCCCGCAAACAGAAGTTCATAGGCTGGAATCATTTCTTTACCATGTTGAACGACGAAAGATCCTGTGTTTTGGTCGTTGATGAGCAGGCGTTACGTGCTGCTCCGGTGGTGGAGAAGAACACGAAGTTCACGACTGGCGAGTTGTTTATCGCTGTACCGATATCGGCCTGCGTAATCTTCAGGCTAGACTGACCTAATCCGTTTAACAGTACCTAAGGAGAACTATGAACCCTAGATGACCTGTCCCCTGTCGAAAGGAAAACCAATGCGAAAAATCGCACTCACACTCATCATCGCAATATCCGTACTAGCACCAACCAACACAACCAACGCATACGGAGAAGAACTCGTAATGCCGTGGGCGTTCTACCGCAGGCTCGCACAATGCGAAACCGCATCCAACGTCAACCACTCGACCCGTAGTTACACAGGGATGTTCGGCATAGCCCGTGGCACCTGGCAACGCTGGTCAAACACCTCATCCGCCAAAGGACTCAACTCCCTGCAGCAAGCCCGTGTCGTAGACAACATCGCATGGGAAGGACACTGGACAGGCAAACACTACAAATGGCCTGTCGGACCGTGGGGATGGGGAGCTATCAAAGCAAACTGTATGGGGTTGAAAGACTTGATTTGTAAGTCTCGACACCCTAAGGTACAACGTTGGAAGTATCGCTGCTGATATTTGAAGGGAAAGAAATGGAAACAAAAATTTTAGTAGGGGATGTTCGTTCCCGTTTATCTGAACTGCCTGATGGTTCGGTGCAGTGTGTTGTTACTAGCCCGCCGTATTGGGGACTACGTGACTATGGCACAGCATCGTGGATTGGCGGTGATGAAAATTGCGATCATCGAGTTGGCCGTTTTGAACACAAAGTAAGCGAAAAACAATTAAGTAATTCTGCTTCTGCTGGCCATCAAGCGCATGATGTTTGCCCTAAATGTGGAGCAGAAAGAGAAGATTCACAGATTGGTTTGGAACAAACCCCGCAGGAATACGTTCAACAAATGGTGTCTGTGTTCCGTGAAGTGTGGCGTGTACTAGCCGATGACGGTGTGCTATGGCTAAACATAGGCGACAGCTATTACAACTACCGACCAGGCAAGGGTCAATCACTACCTAAGCAGACAGTTTCTTCTACAAAACAAGACCTACCTGATGATTGCCCACGACGAGGGAACAAAATTGAAGGGTTGAAAGAAAAGGATCTTGTTGGTATCCCGTGGCGGCTAGCGTTCGCACTACAAGACGACGGATGGTATCTACGACAAGACATTATCTGGGCTAAACCAAACCCAATGCCTGAATCAGTACGTGACCGTTGCACCAAATCACATGAATACATTTTCATGCTGACAAAAAACGCTAGATATTACTTCAATAATGATGCAATTAGGGAACCATTAGCCCAAACAACAATCACTAGAGATAAAAGCCCACGGGGTCGTTCACAAGATGGTGGTGGCAGTGCCAAAAGTCTTGCTGGCTACTCATATTCAAAAACATTGGGGAATATGCAGAGCAACCCGCAAGGAAGAAATAAACGTGACGTGTGGTTTGTCCCCACTAAACCATTCAAAGGCGCACACTTCGCTGTCATGCCAGAAGCAATCGTCGAGCCATGCGTACTAGCGTCAAGCCGACTAGGAGATACCGTGCTAGACCCGTTCACAGGCTCAGGAACCGTAGCTGTCGTAGCCAACAAACACGGCAGATCATTTGTCGGTACAGAACTAAACCCTGAATACGCAGAAATAGCAAAGAACCGTATAACACAAGCGAATGGTGGACTATTCAACAACATTTTGATACTGTGAAATGAAGCGGGGCCAACGATGGGGCAGGCATGGAAACATTTCTGTACAAAATCACCAAACGATTCTGGTCGAAAGTCAACATCGGCAACCCCGAAGACTGTTGGGAATGGCAAGGATCACTACGTGGAGACGGCTACGGACAGTTCTACGCAGCAGGGAAACACCGTGCAGTACACCGGTTCTCCCACTACATCGCCACCTACGAATCACCGCCTGTGGTACGCCACAAATGCGACAACCGCAGATGCTGCAACCCACACCATTTAGAAGGCGGAACCCAAACCGACAACATGAGAGACGTTGTTGACAGAGGTCGCCACTATTATGCAAACAAAACACACTGCCCCTACGGACATGAATACACGCAAGAAAACACATACACAAAACGCAACGGTGGCAGAGAATGTCGAACCTGTCGGCGTAACAGAAAAAACAAAATGGTCTTGCCAGAGTTGCAAGATTGCAGTAACCTTATTCGTAGCGGTGCAATACCCGCCAACGCACATCTGCTACAAGAAAGCTGGCAGAGTAATCCCATTACAGAAAGAAGGGGAATCCAATGAGTAACAACATCACTGTGTCCGGTAAGGTCGGCCAAGAACCTGAGTTGCGATACACACCAGGCGGAATGGCTGTTCTGACATTCTCTGTTGCTGACACATACGGCAAAGATGACAAGAAGAAAACCACATGGCACAACATCACAGTGTTTGGCAAGCTTGCAGAGAACACCGCTAACACCATCGCCAAAGGTTCTACTGTGATTATCGCTGGTCGATACGAGCAGGATGAGTTCACAAAGAAAGACGGCACCAAAGGTAAATCAGTGAAGTTGATTGCTGATGAGGTGGGTGTGTCTTGCCGTTGGAACGCATGGGTTGCTGACCAAACAGAGAAGGTCATGGCACAGGTTGGGAATGTATTCCCTAACGCACGTTTGATTGAAGACGAAGAACCATTCTGATGGACATTCAAGAATGGATCGCATACGGAGTAGAAAAAGGTTTCTGCTCTGAAATCGTATGCGACATACACAACGGCGTTCCGATGCTGGAAACAGAAATGAAAGAGTTCGATGATGGGTTTGACCCGTGCATATTTGTTGTCAGGGTTTATAGCGAAGGCCGCCCCGATTCTAACTAGCAGGTCGCCCCGTGGCTAAACAACACGACGACACTTGGAAAATCAAAGGTGCCTGCCACGGCGTGAACCGCCCCGATATCTTCTTCCCTGAGATACCCTCCGGTGATGTTCGACGGGTGCATTGGTTCGCCGCTAAACAATACTGCGACGCTTGCACGGTCACGCTCCAATGCTTAAACTATCAGCTCGCTTTTGAGGCGGAGACAGGCCGTCGAGAGGGCTATTGGGGGAATATGACCCCGAAAGAACGTGATCAACACGTGAGGGTAGCGCAACCGATTAGGTGGAAAAAGTAAAAGGCCCTACCTGGCGGAAGGGGGAACACCAGGTAGAGCCAATTACACCGTAGCATATCGCTACGTATCTAGGTTGCGTATCTGATACACGCTCCGATACTGCACCGAACAATTAGCTACCGCTTCGATAGCTGCTTGTTTCGTTGGAAACACTTCCGCCCGTGCAGGGTTGCCACTCCACCGCCACACGTCACTGTTGTGATAGCAGAACCAACGAAACGGTGAACCGGTGATAGTTTCCTGCACGATGACCCAACCAGATCGGCCTAGTTTCCCTCTTGGGTTGGGTTGCCGTAGGTCTTTCGGTGGGCGTTCCTTGGCTAACCGTAGCCACCGCATTAGAACGGCTCTGCTATGTAATAGTCGGGGTCACGCCCACTGCACACTGGACAGATGTCTGTTGTGCCGTGAATGGGATCAACAACGATGACCCAACCGTGCTTGAAGTGTTCGACCCTGGCATCTGTTGTTGTTCCGGTGACGGGGTACAACGCTTGCCCCTCGCACTTGTCACAAGATAAAAGAATGGTAGTAGCCACGGCCTAGCCCCTCTTGCGGGAGGGGTGTCGGCCTTGACTCGCTGCACGTTGCTCACGACGTACTGCCCGTATTGCGTCAAACAATACGCCGGTGATGATGATCAACAATGGGGTGACGATGAAGTACCCCGCTAATAGTAAATGCTCTGTCATTGGTTGCCCACTTTCGTGATGATGTTGTATAGGTTCTGCTCTGCTCTGGCGTGGCGTTGCTTGGCGTAGTTGTGGCGGCCTAAATACTTGCCTTTGTCGTAGTATTCGACACGCCACACACGGCGCAACCCGTGAGGCGGGATAACGAAAGCCCCGTGTTTCACTGTTCTATCTCCTGCCTAATTGCTACGTCTCGATAACCTTGCTCTTTCCAATACTTAGCTATCTGTTGCGCCTCTGCCTTAGTGACATAGTAAGAATTCACCTCACTGCCACCAACCCAGACAGACCACACTTGTGCGTTGTCGTAGTTCATTACTGCCCCCTCTCGGCTGCTGTCGTGAACGCTACCGCCCCGTCAATGTCTGCCGGTTCTGTTGTCGGGGTCATATCCGCTATGAGATCACCCAATAGCCATCGCACATTGTCAAGCTTGCGCCAGACATACCGACTACCAACCTCATCGAGATGGTGCAGGCCGTTCAGTGTTGTTTCTAGTTGGCGATACGTGGCAGATAGTTGCTCCGTTATCGCTGCTAATTCCTGGCTAGTCATCGCTAATCCCTTTCCATTTCTGTTGTTTCTTTGCAGTCAATGCAAACAATGTTGTCGTGCAGATTGCTCCACACTGGAACATAGTTAGAGTGTTCCGTAGTCATAATGTCGCCGCATACGGGGCATTGTTTGTTGTTGTTTTCGGTGATCATTAGACCGCCTCCTTTTCTGTTGTTGTGTTGTGTTGTTGTTGGCACTCGATAATGAACGCCGCCACCTTGCTCTTGACATATTGCGGTACCCCGTGCTGGGTATCCCAACCTAGAGAACCGTCGTCATACATAACCGCCGACTCGCAACGGCGAAACGTTTTTAGGTATTCGGGGATAGCCCAACAGAGGCCAGGTCGAGACGGGTGCCATTGGAGCTGCCAACCGCCGACCCGCTTGCGTACCATTAGATCTGGGTTATATCGGTAGCTCATCGGCCATCACCCCTCACGATTAGATTGGTCAAGAATTGCACTGTCGCCCCGTCACTATCGGAAACATAGCCGTTAGCGGGGTACCGGCTCACGTGGTAGCCGTTAGGGGCAGGCGAGGCGATACCCGCCCCAGATACGCAAGGATCACCCTTAGCGGCTCCGCAATACTCGCACGGGTAGATGTAGCTATATGGGTTACTCATCGCCCCGCCTCCGTTTCTAGTTGGTGTAGGTCACGCTTACGGGTAACGGCGTACTCAGTGACGGGAAACATCTCCCGCCTCTGATCGTGAGACATTGCGCCCCAATTTAGACCTAGCTCCGTTGCGGCACGGTGGCGGAACGTTAGTGTCCCGTGGCCGTAGGTCATAGGGACAACTAGGTCTAGCCCGTGTCCGGTAATGCGTAGGGAATAATAGGTGTTTCCATATGTGCGGTCTAGCCAGGTTCTAGCCTCTATCGAGAACCTAGCCCCAATGAATTGGCCACACTTGTCACACTGAGGAATAATCACGCCGATATGGTCGTCAAAGTAAAAAAAATCCGACAGGTGCCAACTATAAACGGGTGTTCTATCGTTCCCCTCTGGGTCTATCTCTGGCAGTGTCGCTCCACAAGGGGCGCAAAACATAGCAGCGTGATAGGTATACGCCTCGATCGTATGTGTCGCCATCGTTACGCCTCCCCTACTAGGTCGAATATGGAAACAACACTGCCGCCGGTGGCGGGGCGTTCATAATCCCAACCATCAGAAACAATATCGACAAGACGGTCTAGGCAACGTTGAGAAAGCTCATCGGCAAAAGATCCCCGCCACCCGTCAAACTCGCAAGACTGGTAACGGTAACACTTAACCGCCCCCATAGCTTGACCAACGGTGGCCTGATCTGTCGTAACCCGTCGCCAGGTGTAATCATCGGGAAAGTAGCCAACCATCGTAAGACCGTCGCTATACCGTGCCGTAAGACTACGCACATTGGCAGCGATTAGTTCTCGACCTAATGCGTCGGCGGTGTTGTGGTTGTTCTCAAACATACAAAACCACGTACCTACTTGTAGGCGTTCTGTCAGTTCCGGTTCTGTCGGTTGGTCACCGTAGCTATATAGCCAGGGGTGGAGCCGTTGCCCCGATCCCCATTCCACTAATACCGACACCATTAGGTCTATGGTGTCCTGGTTTACTTGATACGCCGACATAATCGGCCCCCTTTCGGTATTCCGCCGTAGCGGTGTCTGCCCCTTGTGGGCATAGTGGGCGGACAGGTGGCGAACCTGTCGAGGGTCTAACCCCGCCCCGTATCGGTCTAGTGTTCCCATTCCCCTAGTGACGTTGCGGTATCACTGTCGAACAATGACACATAGGTCACAATTCCATAGGCCGTTTCTGTTCCGATGATCGCAACGGCGAAACGCTCCGCAAGTGTTGCGTCACCGATCACTTTTTGGTGTGGCGTTGCGGTGCCATCGGCCGTTTCTGTTCTAATGTTTGCTATTACCGGCATTAGCTGCCCCTTTCACTTGCCTAATACGTCACGCCGGAATTGTTTAACACATTCCCGCACTGAAAGAACATCGGAACCGTTGCCGACATACTTGCGGCTAAGTAGGTAAAAATTACCGCCGATGGCGTAGCAATAAATACCGTAGTTGTGGCGCTCCCAATTAACGCCCCATAGCACGCCCTGATTATTTCTCATAGCTGCCCCTTTCTATTTGGTAGGTGTTCCGCACATAATGCACGGGCTAGGAGTGTTCGAATAGATCGGAACCCAACAGTAAAGAACACCGGTGACCTTAGCCTCCGCTATGCGGGCATCTGTATCGGTGCCATAGTGGGAGTGGCTAGGCCATCGAGCATCTCCGCAATCGTCACAAATAATCCCATCGAGATCGAGTTGTCGTGGATAATAGGCCATTAGTAGCCCCTTTCTGTTTATGTGACCCCGTTAGGTCATCGTGGGCGGTGAGAGAGTGACTCTCAAGCGGTGCAACACCCCGCCCGATCAGGTTCTAATAGAGACAGATACAACAGCTACGTGGGCGGGAACAGTCGCCACAAATAGCGGTGATGACTGTTACGGAATCATTAGGTAGGCGCACGATAAAGGCACCTAAGTGGGATAGGCGGGTGAATGGGGCGATAATCTCGCCGCCGGCCTTGACAATAGCGTCGATATATGCGGGGTCACCGCCTACGGCCTCTATTACGGATCGGTGTTCTGAGTGCATTAGATGGTGCCCCATTCTCCGTTAGTGTCACGTTGCCATTGTTCCTCGATCAGATCGGCGTTCTCAAAACGTGTAAGCGCCCTACGCCACCGTGCCTTGTCGCTGGCCTCTAGTTCACACCATTCGACGTTGCGCTCAATATCGCTAATAAAGAATTGAATGTGACCGGCAGACAGGTTGAGAGTTGTACGGGTCTTAGTTTCTTTCTCGATTACTAACCCCTCACGGATCAGATCATCGGCCATACCGCTTGACTCGTAAATGTGGAACCAATCACTTGACACTGTTACTCGATAGCGATCTTCAGTGTTCATAGTTGCCCTTTCAGTATGTGCGCCGGAATTGGCGCTACATAGATTATGGGGCAACCGTTAAACACTTGTCAAGTAGTAGCAGTGTGACGTGCGTCACACTAGCGAGAACGGCCACCACACTCGACAACCCCACTCGACAGCGCCCCCCTAGGCGGATCGCCGGCCACGTCACTCGACAACCCCGTACCCCGTCGATTTTTTGCCCGTATGGGGGTGGGGGCGGGGTGTCTGGCCCGTGATCGGTGGCGAATAGGGCCGCCCATAACGTTGGTTATGTAATTTTCTGGGCCGGAGTCTCAACGGGGGGTGTGCCGAGGCGCCCCGTGCGGGGGGTACTGTATTAGTGGATTTGCCGAGACTCACTCTTTTTGTGTGGTGTTCTAGCTGGTGACTGTGTGTGGTGGCTGACCACTCTGTGTGGGCGACTAATCTGGAAAAGAAAAAAGGACAAAAAAGAAAAGTGAGCATCTGGGCCGAGCTTGTGGTTTGACGTTAGCCATGCTTCTTTGTGACCAACCGAGCTTGCGAGGGCGGTAGTAAAAGGTGAGCGTGGCTGATGATTTAGTCTCCGGTATTGGTCTTCCCCCACAGTTCACCACGTTGAGTGGTTGGTCGCCGTAGCCAATTTCTTTTAGCCGACACCAGAAAGTCTTTTCTTTCACGAACAGATGACGTTTGTTCACGCTGCTTGTTTCTCTTACGCAACAGGGGAAGGTTCGGTCTTGGGTACTTCTTGGTTGCAGGAAACATCGACCCACGTTTCCGTGTGTGAAATGCCCCGCACCATGCAACCGGTGTACAGCCTTGCTCTCTCTAACGCTTCCCAGCGTGGGAGTTCTTTTCTGTTGCAGTGTGAGTGTAGCACATCTGTTATGGTTGTTGTATGGCTTCTAAGAAAATGTTTTGGGATCAGAAAAATCCGAAGAAGAAATCACAGTCTTTGTCTCCTGCACAGAAGAAGGCAGCGATGGCTCGTGCGAAGAAAGCAGGCCGTAAATATCCGAACCTTGTTGATAATGCTTGGGCGGTGAAACAATGATTGAGTATCGGGGTGAGAAGTTCGCTGGTTATAACAAACCGAAGCGGACTCCTGGTGCGAAGAAGTCTCATGCTGTGTTGGCTAAGGAGGGGTCAACGGTGAAGTTGATTCGTTTTGGTCAGCAGGGTGTGCAGGGTTCACCGGATGGTTCTGCCCGTAATAAAGCGTTTAAAGCTCGTCATGCGAAGAACATCGCTAAGGGTAAGATGTCTGCGGCGTATTGGGCTAATAAAGTTAAGTGGTAGGATTTGCCACTGGAGGGGTGATGGAAAATTTTTATTCTGGTGTGGCGTTGTCGTCTATTGATTTGACGTGGCGTACTCCTACACCGTTTTATAAGAAACTTGATGCAGAGTTTTCTTTTGTGTTAGACGCTTGCGCTGTTTCTGAGTCAACTCTTGTAGCAGATAACTGGTATGGGCCTGACCATTCAGATCCTGAACGCCGTGATTGTTTAGTGCGTGACTGGTTCCAAGATTGTGGTGGTGGATATATTTTTATGAACCCGCCGTATGGTCGAGGTATCGGCAAGTTCATGGCTAAAGCAGCACAGGAATCTGTTCGTGGGTGTGGCATTGTTGCTCTTGTACCGGCACGGACAGATACAGCATGGTGGCATGATTATGTAATACCATTTGCTTCTGATATTCGTTTTATTCGTGGGAGGTTGAAGTTCAATGATGGACCTAACGCTGCCCCGTTCCCTTCTGCTGTAGTGGTGTATGGGAACTAAAAGAGCTGTCCCACCGCAGGACAAAGCAAAGTTTTTTGCGTTAGTCGCAGCAGGGCGCACGATTAAAGATGCGTGTGCTGAAACTGGTGTGCATTACAACACGGGTTCACGTTGGGTGAAGAAGGCTCGACTGTTAGAAGCGAACCGTAAAGAAGCGGCACATAAGGTTTCTTCAGGTGCAGGTTCTGGCGGTAGGCAATCTGTTGCACATAACAACTTCATGGATGCCATTGACCTTCCATCGGCTGTCCCGCACGACCAGTTATGTGACAACGCTAAACGTGGTTTAGAAGATTTTGATTTTTTTAGAACGCATTATCTTGGCCGTGTTCCGTCACCGTGGCAGGTAGAAGCAGCAATCACACTGGTGAAACTGTTGGAGTCGGAAGAAAAAGAATTTGTTGTGTTGAATGTTCCGCCAGGTGCAGGCAAATCCACATTGTTTCATGATGTTGCGGTGTGGGCGATTGTTCGTAACCGGCGTATCCGTGTCATGATCGGGTCTGTTTCACAGAACATGGCGAAGATGTATTCCCGCCGTATCCGTGAAACGTTAGAGCGTGTGATGCCTATTGAGCCTGACCCGATGATGGTGGCGAAAGGTTTAGCAGTTAACGCAGAAGGATGTTTAACGATTGACTATGGAAGATTCAAACCTGTCGATAAAGGTGCATTGTGGCGGTCCGAAGAATTTGTGGTTGAACAACTTGACGGTAACGGGCTTGACAACAAAGAACCAACAGTACGTGCCTACGGTATCGAAGCAGAGTTCATCGGACACCGTGCCGACCTTTGCTTGTTTGACGATGTGGCCTCACCCGACAACGCCCGTGAAAGTGTGGCTAGGGACAAGCTTCTTGAACGGTGGGACAATGTGGCTGAAGCCCGATGCGACCCAGGTGGACTCCTAGCAGTAGTAGGTCAGCGTCTCGGCTCAGGCGATTTGTACGCCCATTGTCTCGCTAAGGAAACTTACGACATTGATGACGACATCAACTATGACGGTTCTGATGTCGAAACCCCTGAAGATGTTCAAGCAGGGCAACCTGTCCGACAAAAAAAGTACCGTCACATTATTTACAAAGCGTATTACGAAGAACTAGACACAGGGAAAGAGTCTCGTTCTTTCAAAGCCCCGCCGTATCCTGACGGGCCGCTTCTAGACCCAAAACGTCTGCCGTGGAAAGACCTGTCGTTTATCCGCTACAACAAACCTGACGTGTTCCAAGTTGTGTACCAGCAGGAAGACCTTGACCTTGATGCCAGACTGGTGGACCGTACTTGGATTACCGGCGGTAAAGGGATGGATGGGGTGGAATACCCTGGCTGTGTCGATAACGAACGCCAACCTGGTTATATCCCTGAAGGGTTATCACATCCGTGGATTTCTATTTGTGCGGTTGACCCGTCACCGACAATGTTTTGGGCGTTTGTGTGGATCATCTACCAACCTGAAACCCAGATTTATCATGTCGTCGACATTGAACGAGTCAAATTATCCGCCGAAGAAGTCCTTGGATTCAACACCACAACCAGTGAGTATTCAGGTTTGATGAACGAATGGCAGGAACGATCCTACGAAATGGGCTACCCCATCTCCCATTGGGTTGTCGAGATTAACGCCGCCCAACGATTCCTGTTGGCACATGATTTTGTGCGACGCTGGCAAGCCATGAACCGTGTCAACGTGATACCTCACACCACAAGCCGCAACAAAGTTGACGAAAAACTAGGTGTCGAAGCGTTGATTCCACCGGTGGTGCGGTCTGGTGCTATTCGTTTCCCGTCTATGCGTGGAAACTGGAAAACATTGGCGGCACAAGACGAGTTAACGAAGTGGTCACGGGACAAAAAGCACGGCACTGACATTGTGATGGCGTTGTGGATGGCGATTTTGAACCTGCCAAATTTGACACAAGCAAAAGCTCCTCCCCGACAGTGGCGACCATCATGGTTGCTGAACCGTTAAATGTGTTATCTTTAGAACGTCTTGGTCAACCAAAGGTTTTAGATGAAAACTGTCGAAGAAATCGTTCAACTGTATAAGGACCGTGTTGAGTCCCAAGGGCCGATTCTTCGTCAGATGCGTGAAGTACGTCAACTCGCTAACGGTGATGTCATTGTCCCGTTGAATGAACTGGATCGCAACACGAAATCTTCTGTAGCCAACTTGTTGGTACAAGGTTTAGACCAAATGAGTATGCGTGTCGCTTCTACGATGCCGTCACCGTATTTCCCTGCTCTCCGTGAGGGACAGGATCGCTCAATGAAACTGGCTCGTGACCGTAAGCGGGCGATGCTGGCTATTTGGGATCAGAACCGTATGTCAATGAAGATGCGTCAACGGGCTAGACACCTGTTGGCGTACAGCAATTCGCCTGTTTATTTGAAGCCGAACTTTGATAAGCGTGTTCCTGAGTGGCAGTTACGTAATCCGTTGGATACGTTTGCTGCTCCTCGTATTGATATTGATAATCCTGTACCGGATAACGTGATTTTCACGTATCACCGCCCGTATCGTTGGCTGATGCAAAACTACGGGGTATTGTTGAACGGTATCTTGCGTGTTGCAGACCCATCACCCGACACACTGTTCACAATTCTTGAATATGTCTGTGGCGAAGAAATTGTCACCATCGTTATGGGGGCAGAAAAATCATTCGACCCGATCACAGGGCAAACCTACCCAGGTCAACAAGCAGTCGAGTTGTCCCGTGTCATCAACCGCACAGGGATGCCACTTGTTGTTGTCCCACAACGCATCACGCTTGACAAACCCCGTGGACAGTTCGACGGCCTGCTAGGGATGTACTACACCCGTGCAAGACTTCAAGCTCTCACCGAAATCGCTATCGAACGTGGCATTTTCCCTGACGAATACCTAGTATCACGCCCAGGTGAAAACGCTGAAATCATCCAAATCGCAGACGGCAAAACAGGACAACTTGGTGTTGTCAAGGGCGGCGACATTACACAGTTGCAAACGAACCCTGGCTACAAAACCGATGTTGCGTTAGACCGTTTGGAACGCCAAGAACGCCTAGAAGGTGCAATTCCTGCCGAGTTCGGTGGCGAATCCGGAACAAACATCCGTACAGGTCGCCGTGGCGAATCCATCCTGTCAGCAACCGTGGATTTCCGTGTACAAGAATCCCAAGAAATCTTTGCTTCATCCATGGTCGAAGAAGACAAGATTGCTATCGCAATCGAAAAAGCCTATTGGGGTAACTTCTCCAAGTCGTTCTACATTCCAGGCACAGGCGGTGGAATGAAGGATTACACCCCGAACAAGATGTGGGAAACCGACTTCCACTATGTTTCATACTCTGCATCAGGTGCAGACATCAACAATCTTGTTATCAGTCTTGGACAACGCTTAGGTACAGGCTTGATGTCTAAAGAATCAGCCCGTGAAGCAGACCCAATGATTGCCGATCCTGAACTTGAACGTGACCGTATCGTGGCAGAAGCCATCGAATCTGCTTTGTTGCAGTCTGTACAGGCACAAGCCGCCGACCCGAACGGCCCATACCAACCTGATGATTTGGCGTTTATCGCTGAGATGGTTGGTTCAAACAAGATGTCGCTACCTGAAGCAATTCAGGCAGCACAGAAACGGGCGCAAGAACGACAGGCAACACCTGCACCGACTGGCGCACCTGAAACAATGCCTGGTTTGTCACCTGCCGGTGTCGGTATGGAACAACCAATGGCGGGTCCAGCACCTTCAGGTATTGAAGGTTTATTAGCACAACTAGGTGGTGGCGGTGGCGGCATGGCTCCGCCTGCCCCACCAATGGGAGCGATGTTGTAAATGGCGAAGCAATATCCAAATCGTTCAGATTTGCGTGGGGGTAAAGTTGCCAAGCAAACCGTGACAGGTCAAACATACGGTCAGGCAACACAGCAAATGCA